CAAATATTGAGATAGTCAACGAATATAATGTCAGGTACAAAAGACCTCTTGAGATTAAGTTCATTTAATAGTGTCCTAAAATGAATAGTTGATGCTGAAGCGGTTGGATATTCTTTGATAATAAGTTTGCCTGTGGTCTTTTCACGCACACGATTCACCTTCTTATCATACATATCTTTTGGTAGTTCAACTAAGTCATCAATAGTAACATTCAATAGGTTGGCATCGATTCGTTCTGCAATCTTTTCCTCACTCATTTCCAAAGTGATGTAAAGAACATTTTTGCCTTGAACCATGCACGAAGCAGCCACATGACACATAAAAAGAGATTTACCAACACCAGTCCCCGCCAAAGCAATATTAAGTGTCTTAGCTGGTAAACCACCTTTGGTGATTTTGTTGAAGTAGTCGAGGTCGAATGGGATTCGTTCCTCTTTTCTGTGATAGAATTCATATCGAGCATCTGAGTCCTGTAAATAATCATGACCTACTGAGTTATCAAATGAAACGGCTAAGGCGTCTGATAATATCTTGGGAATCTGGCCTTTGTCGTGAGTTTTATCTTTGCCATCGAGAATTGAAATAGACCCCAATACTGCGTTGTAGATGGCTTTCTCTTGACAGAATTGTTCGGTTTTATCAACAAGCCATTGAACCTCGGTTTCTGTAGACTTAATCTTCTCAATCTCTGATAGATAATTTTCGCATCTCTGAACTTCATCAGCTGTGAGATTTCTCTTTTCTTTGACGGCAATACTAAGTGCTTCAATCGTTGCCGTGTTATTGTAAGTCTCCGTGAATGATGTAATTTCATTAAATAAAGTTCTCTCTACACTATCACTAAAATATTCCGTCTTTAAAAATGGTAAAACTTTCCGTAGAAAGTCCTCATTATAAATCAGGTTTTTTAATATCGTCTGTTCCAGTTTCATCCACTATTTCCTGCTCAATATTGTTTGACATCAATTCTACAAGTAAATCACCAAGATAATTTTTAAAGTCTGTATCTTTTTCCAGCTTTTTTGGTTTATCAACTACTGATTCTAACACATCATAAGCAAAAAGTAAATACATTTGTTCATTTTCTTCTTTGAACTTTACCTTACCATATTTGAATACGGTATCTTTATATGGTCCTTGTAAGAATCTTATGTGTACCGCTGTTGAATCATCTTTAGGATAAATGAAACAATAATCTGTACCTTCAATCATCATTCACCTCAAATCTTTTTTCTTGTATAGTCTTTTCTTTCCATACTTTTCTAGGGTTACCACACATTACACATTCAGGATTACCACAGTCCATTGCATGATGCTTGGCAAATTTGTGTGGTTCATCTACCGGCATACCATGTGACTTGGCAATTTTAGTTTGTTTCTTAATTTGATTTTGAGTTTTTTGAATCCGCTTAGAATGTTTTAATTTAGCATCTTCATTACTCATCATCTGCACCATTCATAGTTTCAACTTCAAAGGCTTCATCATACGAGGCGTCTTGCATAATACTACCAGAGGCAATACGATATTTGTTTTCAATAAAATCTCGGAAAGATTTTTGTTTTAAAATTGGTAACCAAAATTCTTTTGTGTCTGTTTCTTTGATACGATATTTTTTATCCTCTATAACCCCTGACTCGGTATCCACCTTACTATACCACCCGTTTGATGGTTTGATAACATGACCTGATTCAAGAGCAAGGTCAAGTAACCCACTCCAACGGCTAATACCACCATCAAAAGAAACGGTAACTGGTATCTTAGACTTCTCTTTAACATATCTAGACTTTTCAACATTAATGATGAAATTATATCCAATGACATCTGTACCTTCTTTTTCTTGCTGGCGACCAATAATAAAAATATTGTCTGCTGAGTAATATGAACCAGTACCACCACCAACAATGTCTTTAGGGAACATACCAATTTCTTTGTAAGTGTGATTAACCACAATCATTGGTACATCTTTCATTGTAAGATGTGGTGTGACCATACGGAACAAACTCTTAACTTGTTTTGCTCTTGACATATCAGCAACTGATTTACCTTCTAAAGCATCTTCAACTTCTTTCTTTGAAGCCAAATTGCCAATAGAATCAATTACAATAATCAACCTATCAGTTCTTTCAAGGTTGGTTAATTGTTGCATGATATCAAATTTTAATTGCTCAATATCAGTAAGAGGTGTATGTAGAACTCTATTGGTATCAATACCAAAGCTGTCAAAATAAGACTGAGGAGTGCCAAACTCAGAATCGTAAAATAATAACGCTGCATCTTCATATTTGTCCAAATAACTTTTTGCCATCAATAACGAAAAAGCGGTCTTAAAGTGTTTTGATGGGCCTGCCCACATTGTAAGACCGGGTGTTAAACCACCATCTAATTTACCAGACAACGCCACATTAATAATGGGAATTGCCGTTGGTATCATATCTTTGTCAGTAAAGAACTTTGATTTAGAAAGAATTGCTGATTCTTTAATACTACTGTTCTTTTTAATTTTGTCAAGTATACTCATAATTTTCCTTTTTAAAAGTCACCACCATCTAATCTTTTTTCTTTAAAAGCAAGTTCTGCTTTCTCATCATATTTACTTATGCGATCCGCCTCACGCCTTGGAAAGCCTTTCTTTTTATTTGTAGGCTCTGTTGCCTCTTCAATTGTAACCAAGTTTTCTTTGGGAATTTCCACCGTATTATTCGCCGATTCTTTAACTGTTTGAAGTGTTTTCCTCCCACGCTTAGTAGGTTTAGGTACCGAAACGGGAATTGAAATTTTCTTTTCATATTTCTCTTTATATGTTATGTTTCCTGCTATCAATAATAACACAGCTAGAGGGTCAAATACAAGCATAATCATAAAGATTACCAGTCTTACAGCCTTGTCTAAGGCACCATCACCACTACCAAAAAATATATCTGCCACATATTTGATGGGGCCAACATCTGCCACTAATTTGTTTTCTTCTTTAAGAAGTGGTAACTTTTTCTTATTGATTTCTGCCAAATCTTTTTGTGTTGCTTGAATCTGCCTATCAATAGATGCTGAAGCCGTTTCAGGATTACCAGCACGCTTGAGTAAATATTCTAGTCGTTGTTCGGCAATCTTTTGTTGTGAATTAAGTGTTTTAAGTTCAGCAGTATTTGCACCAGCATCTAATGTAGAATCAATATGTGATTTGGCCAAGAAACCAAAAATACCCATTGAAGTAATAAACATTAAAATGACTACGGCAGCCGTCAAATATGATTTCAATAAAATATTAGTTTTTTGCCAATTATTATATAGCCATGATGCAGTAATCAATTTAGCGAATTCAAGTGTTGAACCCATAATAACAACTGGCCAAAATGCACCAGAGAATATGAGTGCGAGACCAATAACTGAATAATAAGCAGCAGTACCAGATAATAAGAATGCTGCTAAGAATGTTAATATGATTAATATCATGAGAAGAAATCCTCTATTGAACTTGTTTTTTCTGTTTTCCAGCCCATACAATCCAGAATAACTTTAATTGGTTCTAAGAATGCCTTATCAAATTGCATATCATAATCAATATACTCTTGCAATTCAAATTCTTTTGGTAAACGAGATGGATACGAAATGACTGTATCTTTAAATGGATTAGGCATCTTTAGGTAAGTAAACTTAACCTTTTCACCTTCTTGAATGAGTTGATATTTCTTGGTTAGATTTTTTTGTTTCAGATTGTGATTATAAAGAATGGCACCTTTGACATGAATTGGTGTGCCTTTCTTATACAATGTTGATGCATCAGAATAGGTATTTAGGCCATTAAGACCACGAGGAAAAGAGATTTCTTCTACAGGTAGTGTTTTGAATTCTTTTCTAAAATCTTCAATAAATTTATATACATCTTCTTGTGTACCATTTACCATTAACTGAATGGCTTCTTTCATTCTCTCACGGATGGCAGATGGTGTGGATGATTTAATCATTTCAAGACCCATGACTTTCATCTGTGGTTCTTTATATTGAACACCTTCATTATTATACACATTCAAAATATATCGTTTCTTGGCAGTCCAAATGCCTTTGTTAGATAGCCCTTCTCGTTTCATCTCCATCTTTTGTTGATAGGCATGAACATAATTTCCAAGTTCACCATAACACTTATCAATGTATGGTTGAAGTTTATCTTCACAGATTTTATCCATAAGAGAAATTACTTTTTGTTTGTCTGATGTATCTTTGATAAATTTGTTAACCAATTCACCCATGCGGAGATAGATTGAATCTGTATCAGAAGCAATCACATAATCTTTACTATCTGTTTCCAGTAGTTTGTTCATGTAATCATTAATTTTATTTTCAATCCAACGAATACTTAACTGGCCAGCAGTAGTAACACCAAGGGCCATACGAAGGTCATAAAAACGAAAATATTGACTACCGAGAGCACCGTAAGCAGAATTAAGGGAAACTTTTTTTGCAAGTTGAATGTTGTTGTATTTGGCAATTCGTTTTTCGATTTCATAGAGTTTGTTTGGATCTTTTTCATTTTCATATTCTTGTTTTGCTTGCAACATCAACTTCTTAAACTTACTTCTGTCAGTATACATTTCTTCCATCATTTTAGGTAAAAAACCTTGAAAGTCGGTACGAAAGAATTGTCCGTTAGGTGTGATTGTTACACCTTCTAAATTTGAAGTATCAATCTTCTTATACAATAACTTTTCAACAGATACACCTTGTGAAAGAACCTCACGCATTGCATCTGTATAATTTTCAGGTTCAATTAAAGTTTCTGGT